CCGCCTTCTGGCGGCTTGTTTTGTTCGCATCTGGCGCACAGCTTGAACTTGTGTGATGGCGGCGGCGAAGGGTTGAGCACAAGTTGTTTGGTGACAAAACTCATTCTGGCCTCGGGCAGTTCTCAGGCACGGCCACTACGCACCACACCGCAGCCCACTGGCCACGGTACGGGCCTTCCCAGCGGTCAACGTACACGCCAAAACAAGTGTCAAGTGCTTTGCGTAAAGTGTCAGCAGGAATGTTTGTACACCGGGCGATTTCAGCCACAGTGCATCCGTCGGAATGATCTTGCAGGCATTGCCTAATCTTGTCGTGATGGGACTTCATTTTTTGCGTTTTCGATTACTAAGTGCCGGTAGGCACGGATGGCTGTCTTCAAGTCTGCTTGCAGACTCTCGATCAGCTCTTCTTGCTCAAGCAGCCGTGTGGTGGCGTCTTGCGCAAACTTGGCCAGGTTGTGCGCTTCCCACGCCTCAAACCTGTTCATGACTTGGTGGCCAGCGCCAGCAGCTCGGCCCTCTCTCTGGCTACACGCAGCGTGTTGTAGCGCTGGTGCAGGCGTTCGATCACCTTGACGCGCTTGCCACCAGCCATCTCTTCGTCCAGCAGCGCCTTGACGTCGGTCTCAGGCAGCAGGGCCAGCACCTCATTAAGTTTTCGCCATGTGTACTTCAATTTTTTTCTCCAGTTGTTCAATCAGTTTGGTCGTGCGGCCGTGCGAGCGTTGCGCTGCGTTGAGCTGGCGCGTCTTGTGCCGCAGCTCAGACTTGGCCGCTCGCAGCTTGGCTTTCCATTGGTCTATTCGTTTCATTTGAGTGCCTCCAAGGCGATTTGGGAAAGGGATAGCTTGTCGTGTAGTGAACCCCAGATCTTCTCATCGACAGTGGTGTCGGTCAGAAATACGTAGCACCACACGTCATGCCGCTGGCCGCTACGATGCAAGCGCCCGATGGTTTGTTCGTACAGTTCAAGCGACCAGGGCAGGGACAGGAAGACAATGTGGTGTCCTCCGTGTTGCAGGTTGAGTCCGTGGCCGGCCGACTTAGGATGGACGGCAAGGAGCGCGACCTCGCCCCGGTTCCAGCGCTCGATAGCGTCGTCGTCGTCGAGCGTGGTGAGGTGCTTGAACCGTCGCTTGAGTTCGGCAAGTTCTTCTTGGTACTGGTAAACAAGGAGGGTATTCGCATGTTGGTTCTCATCAAGCAGTTCTTCAAGGCGGTCAAACTTGTGTGACGACAGCCAGATCGGGCCGTTGTCGGAATACAGGAAACCAGACGACATCTGCTGGAGCTTTTGCGTGACGACAGCCGCGTTGACCGCCACCACGTCGTCCAGCACGAACTCTTTCTTCATCTTGTTGTAGTCGGCCATGTCCATCTTGCAGGCCACCTCAACCGTGTGCAGGGGCGGCAGCTTGTCTTTGTACTCGCCAGGCTCCAGCACGAACGTGGCAGGCTTGATGCGCTGCATGACCAGCTCCAGCGAGCCCTTACGTGGCTCCCACTCGCCGAAGTCTTTGTTGATCAGCACAAAGTACTGCTGCATGAACGCGCCCTTAGCGCGGCCTAATAGAGCAGGAGAGATCATCTTGCACTGACCGAACACGTCTTCTAAGCCGTTGCTGGTGAACGAGCCGGTCAAGCCCCAACGTATTTCGATCTCCCCGATGACTTTGTTCAGCGCCTTGAACCGGGTGCCGGACGGGTTCTTGAGCTTGGTCAGCTCGTCGAACACGATGGCGTTGATGTGCGCCAGGTTCTGCTCGGCGAGCCACTGGATGTTGTCGTAGTTGCTGACGATGATCTGAGCGCCTGAATTAAGCGCCGCCAGTCGCTCCTTTGGCGTGCCCACGGCCACGGCCAGCGTGCAGCCGGGTGCCCACTTAGGCTGCTCGACTGGCCACACGTCCGTGCAGACACGCTTAGGCGCGAGCACGAGGAAGCGCATGGCGTAGCCGTCTTTCAGAATGGCCTGCATGGCCGTCAGTGTGATGGCTGTCTTGCCCGCGCCAACCGGAGCCAAGATCATGGCGCGGTCGTGCTCGTACAAGAAGTCAGCAGCCTGCTCTTGATAGTCACGCAGTTTCATTGAGTTCGATCAGCAGCTCAAGATAATGGATCGCCTTCTTCAGATCAGCGACGCCGTTCTTGTCACGCCAGCGGGTGACGTACTTCACGACGTTGCCCTCGCAAAAGCCGAGGTCGTTGGCGTGGATGTAGATGATGGGCTGGATGCCCTTGTCGCGGTAATGCGACCCGCCGACCTGCTTGGCCAGCGCGCTACCCGTCGCCATACTGTCGAACGCCTCATCCTCTTCCATAGTGACTGGTAAGCCATTCATCAATCTGCTCCTTGTTCCATAAACACACATACTTCTGATTCATCTTGGCCATGTCACTGGCGAAGACCTTCTGCAACTCTGACAGCCTGCCGCCCTCGGTCTTGACCTCAACGAACCATGTCTGGCCGTTGGGCAGACAAACGATCCGGTCGGCCACGCCGCGATGCGCAGGGCTGGTGAACTTGTACGCCCGACCGCCCAGCTCTTTGACGCGCTTGACGAGGTAGGCTTCGACTTGCTTCTCAAGCACGATGCTTAAACTCATCTGCGATCACCAAGCCGTTAGGCTCCAGTTCGACCGATATGGTTTTTGCGTAACTAACGACGACCACTTGGTTTGGGTTGTACCCATGCTTCAAGCAGTATTCGCGCAAGGCGGCTTGCAGTTCCGCAAGTGTAATTTCGACGGTGTGTGTTTTCATAGCCCGAATAATACATGAAAAAAAGATTTGCACAACAAATATTTTCTGTGTTAAGATCAAGTCCTCATCAACTACAGGACAGTCAAATGGAATATCACATCCCCGCTGCCGATTACAGCAGCATCAACGTCAGCACCTACGAAAAGGGTGTTTGGATCAGCGTCATGCGTCACTGCGGCTACACATCTACGCACCTGACAAAAGAGCAGGCAGAGCAACTGCGTGATGCCTTGATCGCTTTGACAACGGAGACCGCAGATGCAGCACAGTAACATCGTCGGCGGCTCGACCGCCAAGCGCGTGATCAACTGCCCTGGCAGCGTGGCGCTCGTCAACAAGATGCCGCCAAAGCCCTCCAGTGAGCACGCAGATCGCGGCACGATGCTGCACGACGTGATTGCCGAGATCCTCGGCAAAGACCTGCCGTGGGATCAGTTCATCGGCACGGTCTACGAAGGTCAAGTGCTGACGCAAGAGCTGTTCGACGAGAAGATCGTCGTGGCGCTTGAGCTGCTGGACCAAGTTGATCCAGACAAAAGGATGGAATATGAAGTTGAAACACGTGTTGGCTTTGGTGATTTGCTACCTGGCGTGTTTGGCTCTACTGATTTGGTCGGCCGTATCGGTGATCGGGCTGTTGTACTGGATTGGAAGTTTGGCGATGGTGTGGTAGTTGATGCTGAAGCTAATGATCAGCTGATGTTCTACGCCGCCGCCTGTATGCGCACGCCAAGCGCGCAGTGGGCGTTCGCTGGCGCGACCGAAGTCGAGCTGATCATTGTGCAGCCGCCTATGATCAAGCGCTGGGTGACCACCAAAGAGCGCATCAAGCAGTTCGAGCAGACGCTGGTGCAAGCCGTCAAGGCCGCGCAGCAGCCAGATGCCAAGCTGGCCGCGGGCGACCACTGCCGCTGGTGCGCAGCCAAGCCCATCTGCCCCAAGATGACTGGCGCTGTGGACCGCGCCCTGCAAGTGCAACTCAAAGAAATAGATGTTGACACGCTGGGCAGATACCTGAAGAATGCAGACCTTCTTGAAGACTGGATCAAAGACCTGCGCGGTCTGGCGCTCCAGTTGCTTGAGAAAAATTTGCCTGTGCCGGGGTATAAACTTGTACAGAAGCAAGCAAGACGTAAATGGACCGATGAGAGCAAAGCCAAAGAGGTATTGCTGGGCATGGGCCTCAAAGAATCTGTCGTAGTCGAGACTTCCATCATGTCTCCTGCGCAGGCCGAGAAGGCGCTTAAAAAGCGCTGGGCCGACCTGCCAGAAGGCTTGGTTAAGTCCGAGTCGTCAGGTACAACACTGGCAAGCGAGGATGATCCCCGCCCAGCAGTGTTGCAAATCGGGTCGCAGTTGTCTGCGGCTCTCTCTAAACTTCAGTAAAGGACAATCATGTCAAATCTCGCAACTTTCTCCTCGGCAAATCTGCCAGCAGTCTCCACCCTTTCCACCGCATTGCGTTCGCTTGAACAAGGCGCAGGCACAGCGGGCGTCGTCATCCTGAAAATGGACAAGACAGGCCACTGGGTGTTTGGTGCTGACCAGACTGAAGTCGAAGACGACTCCACTTGGGCCGTCAATCCTTTCTCTTTTGTTCACGGCTTCATCGCCTGGGGCGACGGTGAAGTGCTTGGCGAGAAGATGACCGGTGTGCAGCATCCCCTGCCCGAGCTTGACCAA